CATCGCCCGTTTCGAACGGCTCTCCCTCGTACTCGTCGGGACCGTCGTCCGGCGGCGTGAAGAACCCCATCTTCGAAGCGGCGACGCGCCAGCCCACGACGATCGCCTCATGCACGCCGTTGAGCATCTTGGCCTTGTGCATGACGGCGGCGAACCGGGGAATGCCCCGGATCTGGCCCGTATACTCGCGCCGAAAACCATGAATCACCTGGCTCGCCGGGATCCGCACCCGGGCCTGGTCGCCGCTGCGAAACCGTCGGTGTGGGTGCTGCACATTGAAGTGGTAGGCCACGGGTCGATCGAATTCGTCGAACTCGATCCCCATTTCCACCCGGTTGCCGCTTTCAAGCTCCGTGTCGTACGTGCTATCGAGCAGATCAGGATTCAGGAACCGCACGGCGAACCGGTGGGGATTGTGCGGGTAGCCGCGCAGGATGTTCAGGAAGAACTCACCGTCGATCGCCTCGTTCAACAGCGTCAGCCAGCCGACCTGACGGAGCGTCATTTGGCCGCACGCCGACGGACCGGCCGAGAGCCCGCGATACCGGCGCTTCCGTCCGAAGACGCCCCATGCCCGCTCGGTGCTCTTGTTCCATCGTTCCCGGGGCGTGCCGTCGGCCGCCCGGTTGCGGGCCTGGAGCAGGATGCCCGCATGGCCCAGCACGTTTTGTTTGAGGATTTCCAAGTACCGCCGGCATGAATCGTCGTTCCTCGCCAGGTCGCGCGAACGGGCCCGCAGCTTGCGGAGATCGTTCCGCAGAATCGTGTTGATCTCCAAAGGCAAGAAGACCCAATCGCTCAGGTTATCATCGTTGGCCCCCTTGAAGCCCGAGAACATCGCCTTCGCCTGACCCCGCGCACGGCGCCGGGCCCGGCTCCCGGAGAGCGGCCGGCCGGCGGCGTCAAACAAGATGGGCGTTCCAGGCCGCATCAATTCGTGAACCTCGGTTTAAGGCCGCATCAATTCGTGAACCTCGGTTTAATGGTGGGGCTCGGCGTCACCTTGCCGGCGCGGACTTGCTCTTGCCGGTATTTGGCCGCGTACTGATCACGCATGGCCGTCTGCTCGCGGAGCGTCATGTGTTGCACCTGCACACCGCCGACCATTTGCAGCATTTGCGTCTTTGAGGCGCGGCCCTCGATTGCCGCTTCCAACGCGTCCAGCACGATCTTCGCGTGGGACCGGTTGTCAAAACCGCTCGCCTGGCCGGCGAAGTCGGTCACGATCGTGAGCATCCCCACGGCGACCTGGTAGCGCTCCGTTCCGTTGGCCACGTGCGCCTGCCATTCATACTCACCCACCTCGTAGGCGGCCGACGTGGCCGCCGCCACTTCCACCAGATGGTCATCGCCGTCGGCCGTCGCCACGATCTGGAGCTGCGCGTCCGACTTCACCAGCGTGTAGGTGAGTTCCCAGCTTTCCGACGCGGGAAAGTCCCCATCGGACCACTTCCACGACACCGATTCCCCGGCGGTGATTTCGTCCGGAATGCAGTCGTGAACAACGGCAAAAGCCATGCAGGTGGGCTCCAGAAAAAGGGGACTGGCTCCGCTAGGTGCCTGCCCCCTTTTTCAAAGGACAACGGGCGTTCTCAAAGCACGCCCACCAACATACGGGCGGATCGGGCCTCCGGAAGAAAAGGACAAGAAAGGCCGTCTATGGGCAAATAAAGACAAGAACTCCGTTTGACAGCCCTTTTCAGACGGGCCGGTTTTCGCCGTTTTTCACCGCCGCAGATGCTCGTTTCGTTGCCGCGTGATCCACGCTTCCAGGTCCTCACGCAACGCCAGCCAGGTTCCCCGGCCGTCGATCTTGAACGCCGGCAACCCCTTCTCGGCCACGAAGACGGCGATCTCCTTCCACGGCACACCCACGGCGCCGCAGATTTCCCGCGCTCCCCGATAGACCAGCGGCGGCAAGTGGCGCGCATCGTTCACCATGAATTGACAAACCCCTTCTTCTTCGCGCGTGCCATCCGCTTCCGCTTCTTAATGACTTCCTCCGCCTCCGCCGCTTCCGGCGGCGGGCTATCCGCAACGGCCGCCGCCGCCCGTTCCTCCAACCGCAGCTTCATGCGCGGCATGTTCGGGTTCAGATACTCGAGCGCGCCCAGGGCGTACGCCCGGCAGTCGAGCGGTTCGTTCGGCCCCTTCTTGATCCACTCGTAGCCGACCAGCACGCCCCGCTTGCGTTTCTCGACCTTTTCCTCGTTCGTCAGCTTGGTGAAGTGCTCATCATCGTAGTGGGCCGGGAAGTGGCAGAAGCCGGGCCCGCGCTTCGTGATCCGCAGCCGGTTGAAGATGATCGTTTTGGCGTCGTCCACGTTCACCGTTCGCAAGATGCACCGGGAGCGATCCTTCTTGTCGCCCTGCCAGGTGCCTTTGTTGCAAAGCGTGCCGGTATTCACCCCCTTGGTGGCAAAGATATTTCGCTTTCGCCGTAGTGCGGTGAAGCGGTAGACCTCCGTGGCCAGGTAGCCCGAGTCGATGAAGGCGGCCGCCACGCCGAGCGACGCGCCGTCTTTCCGCACAAACCGCCGCTGCAACTGCTCGTCTACGTGATCCCACACGTCGGGCCGCTCCGCTTCCCCGGGAATCACCACGTAACCGAGCGACCACGTTTCGTCTTCCAGGCCGTGACCGACGATCTCCATTTCAATTCGTGCATTGACTCCGCCTTGGACGTCGACGCCGGCCGTGATCACCAGCACGCCGTTGGGGATCGTCTTTTCAGCTAGGTAATCCTCGCCGCGCTGCGTCAAGGTCGAGCCGTCGACGCTCTCCCCTTCCTCTTCGAACGTCTCCCCGAGCAGCGTGTTGATTACCGCCTTCAGGGTCGTGATATTGCCGCGCTTCGCGTTCCGGTTGGCCACCAGCCAGCGATCGACCAGATACGACCAGGGCCGCAAGTAGCTGTAGCCGGCCCAGATCTTCACCCCGATTCGCCGCGGCTTGGGGATCACGTTGCCGTCGGCATCGCAAAAGTGGTCGCGGCCCTCCACGTAGTACATGCCATCGAGCGTTTGCCAGCGGCCCTTGGCATCCATCGCCCCATAATCGGTATACCGCAGCTCGCAGCCGGTCTTGCACCGATAGCGCACGGTTTCCGGCCGGCCCTTGTCCCATTTCAGATTCGCAAACTCCAACCGCTGCAGCTCGCCGCACTGGGGACACCGCACGAACCGATAGAAGATCGCATCGGAAGCCGCCACCGCCGTCTCGATCAGTGAGAGCCCTTTGGTTTTCGGCGTACTGCCGCGAATCGATTTCGGGAACGGCGCCTGGTCGAGCCGCCCGTCCCCCAACTCGAAACAGTTGCCTTCGCCGTCGATGTCGGCGTCGAAGCCGTCCGTTTCGTCGTAGATCGCCACATCCTTGGTCATGCGGCGAAAGTTGCGAGCCGACTTGCCGCCTTTGATGTCGAGGGTGGCCCCGTGAAACACCTTTTTCTCGACCGTGTTCCACTTCGATTTGACCCCCACGGCGGATTTGAGCTTGGCGCCCAGCACCTCCACGTCGCGGAGTAGCGTGTCGACCTCGTCCGTCACGAAGTCCTTGGCGTCGCCGTCGGTCGGGTGCCAGATCGCAATGTTGCGATTCTTCTGGTGAATCAGGCAGGCCGCGGCGGCCATCAGGCATTTCGTGTACCCCACCCGCCGTGACTTCTGGAAGTTGACCTCTTCGATGTCGTCGGAGGTCATCCAGTTCAAGAGCGCCACTTGGTAGGGGTAGCACTTCCATACGCCTTCGGTGCCCGACGACTCGGGAGACAGATAGAAATGCCGGTTCGCCCACTGCGATCCTGTCAGCGGGACCGTCGCCCGTAAGGGGGCGATCGCTCGTTGAAATGCCTTGACCGCGGCGATCACAATTCATCGTCATCCAGGTCGATCTTTAGGTCCGCCAGGGCGTTCCGGCACTCGGCGACCGCCCGTTTCACCAATTCCGTCTGATCGCCGGTCACCTCCGGCCAATGGCGCTTCACCATCAGCGGCAGCGTCTCCAGGACGGGGATCATCACGGCCACGCCCCGGCCCAGCACCTCCCCCAGCACCTCGACCGGCGCCACGAGCTGCTCAGCCAGGTCGTTCTCCCGTTTCTTCTCCCGCCACTTCTCCTGTTCCAGAAGCACCGAGTAATCACTCTTGGCCTCGACCTTGCTCCGCAGCCACTCCACATATTGCGCAACGGCCTCGGGGCCATACCGGCCATTCGGCAGCCGGGTAATGACCCCATCGTCGGCAAGCTGCTTGATCCGCTGGCCCGACAGACCGAGCAGCCGCGCCATCATCGCCCGGGTAAGGGTAAACGCCGGCTCCGTCGCCGGCGACTTCTTTCGATCCGCCACACCAACCCTCCTTCGCTCCCGACTCCCCACCCAACCACCACCCACGAAGCTCCGACCACGCCGCACGAATCTCCAAGGGGGAAGGGAAGCCCCATTTTCAAACCCGTAATCAGAAAAAGCCCGAGAGAACCCGACCCTCGCCTCCCTCAGCCGGGGGAAGGACCCGCTCCCCTCAGCCGGGGGCCTCTCCTTGTGGGGGTCACGCCCCAGAGGCCGCCATGGTCGCCGAGATAGCCGCTCCGATCACGCATAGTCACTCACTTTCGAGGTTGCTGAGCCGCTCGTCGTGGTTGGCGAGAATCTCCTTGAACTTGGCATGCTCTTCGCGATCCTCGTCGATCTTCTCGACCAATCGCTCAACCGCCCCAGCCGTGCGATCCAGTCGCGTACCGTGTCGCCATAACACCGTGATCACGACGCTAGCAATCCCGCTCAGCACTCCTATTGCTTCCCATGACAAACCCTCGCTCACTTGCCCGTCTCCTTGCTCGGCGGCTCAGCCGGCGTCGGCATCGGCGGTTGCTCGTAAGGCGCGCCCCACGGATCGACAACCTCCTGCATTGCGTGCGGCGGGATTGGCTGACCACTCAGTTGCGATGCGAGCTTGTAAGCAGCGGGATCGACCAACTTGTCGTCCCATTTGCCTGGGATGCGGTCCGTAAGCCAGTCGATGCGCTGCGCCAAAGGCATCATCAGGTTCCGCACCCACTTCTTGGCAAACCGCACGATCAGGAACGCTGCCAAGCCGGCGACGCCCGCACCAAGCCACCCGTACGTGCTCAAGTAGCCTTTGAGCAGGCCCACGATTCCAGAGCGAATGCGCTTGAGCAGCCCGACCTCGACGGCCTCGATCGCCGCGACGGCTCCGGCCGCCTGCTCACCAGCGAGTGCCGCGGCGCCGGCAGCCTCTGCCGCCTGCTCTTCGGTGGCCGACACCTGCTCAGGTAGTGCTTGCAGATTCGCAGTCGCTTGCTCAATGGCAACCAGTCGTGCCGCTAAGCCCTCGATCGCTTCCTTGTTGATCTCGATGCCCACGTGATTGTGCTGACCAACTGCCTGCGGCACCGACGGAGCAATCGTCGCGCCTGATTGCACTTCTGTCTGTCGAGTGCGTTCGGCCTCACGGGCCACCTCGCTCTCGTTGCGCGATTGCTCTTTGGCGAGATTTGCGTTCCACGGCAGCATGAATCGATCGTCACCAACCACCGAATCAAGGAGCTGGCACACATACAGGCCGTCGGGCCCAACCGTTTCTCCCCTTCCGCTGGCTGTAACCAAGGAGAAGATTCCATCTTGGGTCCACGCAGGACCGCCAGAATCGCCGGGGCGGGCCGACCCCTGCCACGCAACACCGCCAGTCAACGGGCCGATGTCCGTGGCCCGTGTGCGGATTTCGCCGCGATACACGCCCTGAAATGCCTGCCACTTGCCGTTG